TGATTATAGAATATTTTCTACATTAAGTCAATATAAAAGTAGAATATTTTCATCTTAGAAAGGAGGAGAAACGTGATTTACGATAACATCCGAACTATCTGTGAAAAGAAGAATATTTCTATTAAACAGGTAGAACGAGAACTGGGCTTTTCAAACTCAAGCATTTGCAAATGGAATGAATGCGAGCCAAGTGTTTGGAAAGTGCAGAAAGTAGCAGATTATCTTGGAGTAACCATGGAATATCTTTTGGCAGACCAGAAGGAATCAACATGAGGTCCGCAAGGTTGGATAGGAGGTAAAAGAAAGTGAACAGATTTGATCTCTTGAAACAGACAAATATAAAGCTTGCAGCCCGTGTAATTATGGAACTCGGGGAAAGGTTTCATAACAATCCAGAAGCTTTGGTGGAACATCTGGAAGGAAAGATAACAGAAGAAGACCTGCACCAGATTAATGATGCAGGTCGTAAGGAAGGGTTAAGACCGATCGTCTTTATCCCGTAGGCAATAGTAACAGCCATTTCCGTTTGGGCATCCCATCATTTTTGCATAAATCAAACAAGACATATAAGAATTATCCATTCTAATGTGTTCTGGCTTAATTTTATCAATTTTGCATTCTGCTGTTTCATTATCCAAGTCGTGAATTTCGCCGGTATTGATATTAAGCAGAAAACGTTTGCCATTAAACGGTGTCTGAGATCTTCGCATAATCAACCCTCCTTCCATATGTACTCGGGTGTGCCAGCACCCTGTATATACAGAATAGGAGCGTACTGTCGAAAACACAAGAAAAAGCGTTCGACAAAGTAGTAAAAATTCTATAAACACAATAAACACAATCTTCATACGATAAAACAGGAGGTGAACCAGATGGCAGTTATCAAAGAAATCAAAAACGGATCCGGAGGAGTAATCCGGATCCATGACGACTACTGCAAGAACAACACTCCGGAAGACAACCAGAAGATCATAGATAACGTATCTCGGATAGTCAATGATTATTACATAAGAAAATCCGTGGGGTAGAAGGAACTTGCAGAGCTCCGCCCTCTGGTGGATGAGGAACATAAGAAAAGAGGCAAGAAATGAAACGAGATGCGATCATATCCCTGTGTATAGCCCTCCCGGTGGCAAATCTGCCGTTCTGGCAGTGGAGAAGCCCGGCAGAGATGCTCCTGATGGCAGGGTTGTTCTGGCAGGTGGCGTTTGTGGCCGTGGTCGGGACGGGGTATAAGAAACGAAGATAAAAAATGCCAGCACATAGCAGTGTGCTGGCAAAGGGAAAAATCCCAGATGTAAACGTTCAACATCATCATAGCATCTGGGAGGAGAACAGTCAAGCGGCACGGGTGAAAAGCCCGTATTTATTTTTGGGGTATGAATCCCCTTACAGGCTTGATTAAACGTATTAGAGATAGGACAAGGATTGCTTATGAGGTGTGGATATATAAGATGGATCTGGGACTGTGGGAACACCAGGGAAGTTGAAGAAAAGCATACGGGCAGATATGGAGCCAGGGGACAGAAAAGACAGAAGAGGAGAAAAGCCACTCCGGAAGAGATCGCTAAACAGAACCAATGGAAAAGGGAACGGGATGTCCGCCGTCTGATTAAATGGAATTTCGGAATAGGAGATTACTGGTTCACACTGACATACAAGAAAGGATCACGACCACCTTGGAAACAGATGCAGAAAGATATGTCAAAGTTTATCCGGAAGCTCCGGGACAGGTATAAAAAATATGGATGGGAGTTGAAGTACATATACCGCTTGGAGATTGGAAAGCAGGGCGGACCCCACGTACATATCCTGGTCAACCGGAAATCAAACAATGAGACAGATACAGGGCTTCTAGTGGAAATGTTATGGAACCATGGCCATGCACAGACGAAGAGAGTGTATGACGTAGATTCCGGAGAACTGGCAGAATACATAACCAAGCCGTTGAAAGAACATGAGCCAGAGGATCTGAAACGGTACCACCCATCCAGAAACCTGATCCGCAAGGATCCGGAGAAAGAAGAGATAAAGAAACGGAGCCTGGTGGACAGGCAGGGGATACCGAGAGATCCGAAACCACCAAAGGGATGGGCGATTGTTCCTGGTTCAGTAAAACATGGGAAAAACAAGGTGACAGGCTACGCATACCGGCATTACATATTGGTCAGAACAGGGAATAGAAGGGGTTGACATGTGGAAAGTAGACATATATCTGGAGGCAGACAGCAAGGCCCAGAAGAATACAGAGAGAAAATATGCATATATCCTGGAAACGATTTGCGCCGGCGCAATTAAAACAGCAGAAGGGTTCCAATGTATTTCTGGAACATACCATAGTGCAACCCTTCAAAATCTGGCGGCAGCATTATCGCGGATCAGAAAGACAAGCAATGTCTGCGTCCATACAGAAGATGTTTATGTGGTCTCCCGTATCCGGAAACTTCCGGAAATGACAGCAGCCAATTGGGAAGATGCCAGAGGCACCAGGATTGGGAACGCAGAACTCTGGAAAAGGATCTGGGAGCTGATAGAAGAACATCGCTTAACATTAACAGCAAAAGCCGGGAAGCACAGTTACTCAAACTGGCTTCAGGAAGCTATGAAAAAACGAAAGGAGAAGATGTAAATGTTCGAAAGATTTGGAGAGATGAGCAGCTGCAGGGAGATCAACGAACTTGCAGAGAACCTGCTGAATGAAGGAGATATCCAGAGCCTGAAAACGATGGCGCAGGAGAATGGCATCCCGGAAGATTATGTTGAGATGTATCAGTCCGGTGATATCCCACATCTTTGCGATACTGTGACGGCTGCCATGGGGAAACTGGATGTGGAATGCGGATCTCTGAAACTGGCCGGTCTGATGAATGACTGGGTGGAGTATATCCGTGGGCTCTGCATGGAGGATGAGATGGTCGCACACCAGGTCCGCAAGAAAGGAAAGAGCCTGAAGCAGTGCATCGCAGAGATCTTGAAGTATGCCTTTAAGAACCAGGTACCTGTGGACAAGGAGATCATAAAGGCTGCAGGAGTCAACGCCGGAAGAGTAACTTTCGGAGATCCGGACATGGGTACCGCAAAAAAACTGATCCGTGATTACTATCTGGGAGGCAGCAGGAAATGAAGAAAAAGGAGATAGAAAAGATCCCATTCCGGGGCGGTGTCAGGGCAGACAAACAGTATCGTAACACAGCAGTTGCATTTTTTCAGGATCTCCGTGGAGAGAGCCATCTGTTTGTTGAAGTTTACGAAAACAAAAAACGGGAGCTGCAGACCCCGTGGATTCGGATGGTGTTTACCCAGAAGGACTGGGGCTTGTATTATCCGGATGCAGGCGTCTGGTCGGCAGCAGGGCTGGATGAAGAAAGGGAAAAGATCGGCAGTAACTGCAAAAAAAGAAACAACAAGTGTTATATGGCTAGGTCCCAGGGAGATATGGTGTGGAAGTTTACTGGAAATACGTGGGAACGGAAATACATCACCTGGGTAGGTGTCCTGCAGAGCCTGATCCACAACATCAAAGCGCAAAGAGTCCAGAAAAGGGAAGACAAACGTGCGGACAGGCTTAAAGAACGGGAACAGAACACCCCGCCGCTTCCGAAAGGACTGGAAGACTGGGCGAAAAAAACAGGCATCGGAACAGAACACTTCCTGTACTACAAGCGTCATGGAAGATATGCGGATATAACTTGCTCTGCATGCGGACAGGTGACGGAGGCAGCGGTCAGAAGAAAAGACACCTACGAGGGACAGTTTGAAAAGATAATCCCGGTCCCGCAACATGATTCGGTGGGAACGTGCCCTCATTGTGGTGCTACAGGGGTGTATAAAGCCCAGGGAAAGGCCAAAGGAGTATGGGGGCATGGGATGAACTGCTTTATTGCACAGAGATATAAGGACGACGGAGCAGTGATCAGATACGTGGAGATAGAAAAAATATACAGACTGGATACTTTCATGGATGAAAAAGAGATCATGACAGGCGCAGGCGAAAAGATGATCATAACTGAGATCGCAAGGACTTACCTGGAAAAAGGAAAAAGACCACAGACAGATTATCATAAATTTAGTTCTTACTCCGGAGAATTCTGGGATGACTGCAATTTGTGCGGAATGAACAACATTTCGATCAAAGCAGCAAAGATATATCCGGAAAGCTACAAAGAACTCCGGACCACATTCCTGAGATATTCGGCAGCAGAGATGTATGGAAAACATAAGACCATGTACAACCTGAAAGAATACCTCGAAAGATATATCCAATGGCCGCAGATAGAGATGTTTGTGAAAATGGGATTATATCATATAGCGGAATCCATAGTAGAGGGCTACTGCGGGATCATAGCAGACAAGGATGCCATAAAGCCGGAATGTTTTCTTGGAATCTATAAAAGAAGGCTCAGGGACCTGAAGACCTTGCAGGGAAACTCTGATTATCTGAAAGTGTGGCAGATGGAGAAACGGATGGGACTTCACGTGACAGTACAGGAAAGCATATTCCTTGCGGAAAGCCAGGTACGGCAGAACGATCTGAAAGAAATATTGAAATATACCACAGTAGCAAAATTCATGCACAGGATAGAGCAGTATTCCGGGTGCGAGATCCCTGATACTATGCAGGAACCCATGTGTGGAAGGGCAGCAGGTGCCGTAAGCGGTGTAACCCGCACTTATGTGGATTATCTGCATATGCGGATACAGAGGGGGTATGACCTGCATAACCAGATTTTCCTTTTTCCGAGAGACCTGAGGCTTGCCCATGACCAGATGGTCGTTGAGACAAATGCGGAAGAGATCCGCAAGAGAGAACAGGCAGTTAGCGAAAAATATCCGGACATCCGAAAGAACTACAGGGGTCTGAGAAATCAATATTTTTACGAAGACGAGGATTATCTGATACGGCCGGCAAGATCAGCAGAAGAGATCGTTGCAGAAGGAAGGATCCTACATCATTGCGTCGGCGGGGACAGCTATCTGAATAAGCATAACACCGGCCGGAGCACGATCCTTTTCCTGCGTTCAAAGTCAGCGCCGGAAACACCGTATATCACAATAGAGATCTGCGGGACAAAGATCCTGCAGTGGTATGGGATCCGGGATACAAAGCCAGATGAAATTAGGATAGAAAGGCATCTGAGAAGATACATAAAAGCATTAAAGGAAAAAGATCAGATAAAGTCAGTGACCGCATAAGGAGGAAAGCATGGAATATGTACAGCTGAGCATGGATGAATACATCCAGAGTAAAAATGACATCAAAAATAATCTTGGGGGTATCGTAAAGAGTTTTGTCCGGATCGGATGGCAGCTGACCAGGATCGACCGGTCAGGTGCTTATAAAAATGACGGATACAGCAGCATAGCCGAATTTGCGGCCACAGAATATGGGATGAACAGGACCGGTGTAAGCCGTTTTATGAACGTATATGAAACATATTCTGCAGATGGGGATACACCGGAACTGAAAGAACAGTACCGGGAATTTAAGTTTTCGCAGCTGACCGAACTCCTGCAGGTACAGGAAGCAGACCGGCAGATGTTCACGCCGGAAGTGAAAAGGGAGGATATCAGAGAATTCCAGAGGTTTGAAAAAGAAAATGAAGCAGATCCGGCCCGGCTGCTTGACTGGAAGGATGCAAAAAGCCCGGAAGAAAAGCTGAAAGCAACGATACAGGAGTTTTGCAGGGAGAATAAAGATATCCTCAACGCAGTGTACAGCTCAATTACGGAACCAAAAGACCTGGCAGAGATGATCAGCCCGTCCGGCAGCAGGAGTTACCGGAAAGGCACTGTGTATCTGATGTTTTACGAGGAAACAAAAGGGATCATGGTCAAGGTGTTCGGAGAGACGCCGGTGGATATTACATATCGATATTTCCTCGATGTTGTGCACAGCCTGTTCGATGAGTACGATGCAGGGGCCCATACCTGGGAGAAATGCTTCGGGGTACTGCCGGACGAGGGAACAATAGCCCAGAAGCAGGAAGAACCTGTGGAACCGAAAATGCCAGAGCATAGCGGTGAAAACATCGGGAATGTACATGAGGATATTTCGGCGGAGAAGGTGATGGAAAAACCAGAGATTGCGCCGGCGCAACAGGAAGAACAGATCCCTGGACAGGACAGCATCGATCAGCATCCGGAATATATGCCGGAACCGGTGCAAGGACCAGATATCCCGAAGAAGAAACCAGAAGATTCTGTACCGGGGATCCATAAAGAAGAACAGAAGTCCGACCCAGTACCGGAAAACAATGAAACTATTCCGGAAGCTATTTCGGAAAAAGCAATAACCCGGAAAGAATATCTTGAAACGCTCACATTATACGGCTGGGCGGATTACGTGGCAGCAACAATGCGGACCTTTGGAAGCATACCATTCTCCAGGTTACGAGAGATCAGCTTCTGGGAAGAATGGCTGTGCGGAAAAGTGGACAAAAAAGGACGTCCATGGATTGAGTAAAGGGTGTTTTCAAAAATCCAAATATATCACAAATACATAAGGGGAGGCCCTGACCTCCCCGGAAAGGGGCAGAAATGTTATTCCCAAAACAGAAAAGTAAGAAAAAGAGAATGCTCCATCCGGCCAGCATCCTGCACGATAAAAGCAGCAGGACCTGTTATCTCTGCGTAACACTCCACGATAACTGGAACGAACACAGGATCCTGGACGAGCACCATATATTCGGAGGACCGAACCGGAAGAACTCCGAGGAATATGGCCTGAAAGTATACCTGTGCCATGATCATCACATCTACGGCCCAGAGGCAGTACACAACAATGCACGGATTCGCCACGAATTACAGCGGACAGCACAGAGAGAATTTGAAAAGCAGCATAGTCACAAGGAGTTCATGGAGATATTCGGCCGGAACTATCTGGATCCGGTAGAGAAAGGAGAAAATGATGGAGGACACATGTAAAACCTGTATCAACAACGATGATGGTCTTTGCGACCGCAAAGGTATTCTTGTAGAAGACGAAGATTCCTGCGAGCATCACTGGGCAGCAGGAAAGAAGGTCAGAATGAAGCGACATGAGAAGAAGATGGACATCACACCAGAACTGATGCTGTCAGCGTACAACATACTGATCCAGGGGTGTAAAAGCCAGCCGGCCAGTGAAGATGGAACCTGCAGCAACTGTATCCTGTATCAGAACTGCCCAGGTGCATCAGATCTTCTTCCGGAAAACTGGCAGGAGATACACTATCCGTATCTGGAGGAAAACACACTACATTACATAAAAGCTGGGAAAGTTAAACAGATTGTATTTGCCAGACGAGAAGATGCAGAGGAAAGGCTTGAGGAAATGAAAGAAGGTGTGAAATGAACTACAAGAACAATGAAGGCTATCCAGATCCGACAGCCGGTAAAGCAGTTCGGGCAGCAGGCAGGATGCCGACACATATTTATAATGCTTTTTGCGTTTTGAACAATACAGCAGGTCTGCTGGGATTAGAGATTACAGGCGTACGAGATCGAAAGACAGGAAAAGAATGGAAGAAATAGAGAAAGCCGGGAGCATACACGTTCCCGGCTAAAAGCATCGAAAGGGGAGGATACCAGTGGAAACAGAAATCCAGAAAGAAAACGAAGAGAAAAAAGAATATCTGAAATCCTATCGAAGAGCAGTGAAGAGAGAAAAAGATATCCTTGACGAGATCCAGAGACTGAGGGCAGACAAGATGTTCCCTTCCGTGGCCAATGACGGGATGCCAAAAGGCAGCAACCAGTCCGATCTGTCAGACTACATAGCTATTCTGGATGAGCAGATCGAGCTCCTGAAGGTAGAACGCCTGGAAAAAGCCAGATGTTATCAGAAAATCGAGAAACAGATCAGGCAAATGGGAAACGAAGATGAACAGGAAGTGCTGAGATTGCGGTATATAACAGGTTTGAAGTGGGAGGAAGTAGCTGCACGAATGAGCTATAGCTGGAAACATATACATAGAATTCATTCATCAGCTCTTTGCAATTTCAAGATGACATAGAATGACACACTTTATATGTGATATTATTACAATGGATTTCAGAAAAAGCAGATGGAATCCTCCTTTCAAGAATTTAGCTGCCAACCCACGGGCAGCAGTTTTGGAACGTAGCTCAGTGGGAGGTAGAGCAGCTGGTTTATATTCAGTATGTCGATGGTTCGAACCCATCCGTTCCAATTTCTCTATTGTAGAGAAATTCCTAACATCATACATTTTTTGTAAAACGTCTTGTAGAAATACGGGGCGTTTTATAGTATCATAAAGAAAATGTATGTGGGAGGAATAACGATGATTCAGATATTAACTTTTAATAGAAACGTAGAGACTTTAAAAGGACCAAATGTCGTAATAAATAGAATACATGACGCACAATCTTTAGATGATTTTGAGATTAATATCATAAATTTGAATGATGAAAATATGTGGAAGAGACAAGGACGTACAATAAGTCTAATTGATTCCATTAACGATTTTAAAAGCTTATCAAAAATGATTAATAATTGCAAGAAAACGAAAATCGTTATTTTATTTCCACAGAATCTGACGTATAGATATAATTATGCAGTGCACGATTATTATTCATACATAGAATTAAAAGATATAATTCCTGAACTATTGAATAATATTGGAGAAATATATTCGGAATTATCAACGACGAAACTAGTATATGAAAACACTATTTCAATTATTGGAAAAGAAAAAATTAAAGCGAGCTTTTTCTTTGTGACAGAAAATAATGGATTAGTTACATCAAGTAGTGGAAAAAATGTAGCTTATAAATTGGGAAAAGTTTATATAAGCACATTGGACTTACGAAATTATATACAAGTTATACATTTTTTGGAAAAAATTGAACTTATTATTAATAAGACTGAAATTCCTTCATGGATGGAGGAGGTACAAATGTTTGATGATATTCAACAGCTGGACTTAATACGAGAAAACAGAGAAAAGATACAGATGGCAGAGCAAGAAATTGATAAAGCAAAAAAAGTAATGGATCAGAATAACAGGTATAAATCCGTTTTATATACGACAGGTGATGAGTTGGTAGAAGTTGTTCTTGAAATCTTAGGCCAGTTACTTGATTATGACTTTTCTCAGTTTGAGGATAAGAAGAATGAAGACTTTTTAGCTGAAATCGGAAATGATGTATTTATTGGAGAAATCAAGGGAGTGAACCATAATGTTAAGTCTGAAAATATATCACAGTTAGATGTTCACTATCAGGGATATTTGGATAACAATGATATACAACCAGAAAACGTACATGCATTATTGATTATGAACCATCAGAAGAATAAACCAGTTGCAGACAGAGAGCCTGTACATGAGCGGCAGGTTAATTTGGCAATCAGAAATGAAAGTTTAATTATTGACACTTATATGTTGCTAAAACTGTTTGAAAAATTCAAACGAAATGAAATTGACCAGGAAGAATGCCGGAATATTTTAAAGAATAATATCGGAATCTTAAAAACAATTTAAAGACAGTGTATATATAGCAGTCCTGCGGGGCTGCTTTTCTAATGCAATTTTTCCTACAGCGTGCACGGCACCAGCATATACATACTTTACGCGTGGATTTACACTGTATGTAAGTGTTAGCGCACCTCCTTTCGGCGTGGCAGCAATCGGCTGTCACTATGGTGCCGGTAGGACTGTAATTTACAAATATCAAAAACGAAACGAATGAGAGGTGGTGAGGCTTGCCAAGAGCACCAGATCAAAGAATTGAAGAAGCCAGAAAGCTATATGCTTCTGGAACGAAATTAATTGAAGTTTCTCAGAAGCTCGGAATCCCGGAGGGGACAATCCGAAGCTGGAAAAATAGATATAAATGGGATAATGCAACGTTGCAAAAGAATAAACGCAACGTTGCGAAAAAGAAGGGCGGACAGCCCGGAAATAAAAATGCGGAGGGACATGGAGGAACCGGCCCGCCGGGAAATAAGAATGCAGTTAGGACAGGAGAGTTTGAAACTCTCTTTTTTGATACCCTGGAACCGGAAGAAAGAACGTTGGCAGAGATGATCAGGCCGGACAAAGAACAGCTGCTTCTCAGAGAAATCCAGCTTCTTGCAGTCAGGGAACGCCGGATGCTGAAAAGAATCCAGTCTCTCCGTGAACTGGAAGCTCAGACAGGATCTGAAGAAGATCCGGTACCATCCGGAATGTCTGTAACAGAATATACTTCCGGTATCGAAAAAGGAAAACTAACAGAACTTCGAAAGTATGAAGGCATCCTTGGCCAGATCCAGGCCATAGAGGATGCTCTGACCAGAGTGCAGGCCCGGCAGCAGAAAGCAATCGAGATGCTGCATAAGTTTGGTTATGACGATGCAAAACTGGAACTTGCAACCATGCAGCTTGAATTTGAGATGTTGAAGCAGGATAACCAGGCAGAAGAGACTACCGATGATGGTTTCCTGGAGGCAATGAATGCAACAGCGCAGGATGTCTGGGGTGATGAGAATGTATGAAAAACTCAAAACTCTGAAAGATAAGCTGCAGAAGATGAAAACCAACAGAGCCAACAGGCAGATAGGCCAGACGTTTCATTTTTCTCCGTTCTCAAGAAAACAGAAACAGGTCCTGACCTGGTGGTGCAAAGAATCCCCGGTTCACGATATGGATGGAGTTATTGCCGATGGAGCAATCCGATCAGGAAAGACAATCAGCATGTCCTTATCCTTCGTTATGTGGGCCATGAGTACCTTCACTGGCCAGAACTTTGCCATGTGCGGAAAGACCATAGGATCCTTCCGGAGAAATGTTCTGTTCTGGTTGAAACTGATGCTCCGGTCAAGAGGATATTCCATCACGGATCACAGGGCAGACAACCTTCTGACCATCCGAAAAGACGGAAAAGAAAATTACTTCTACATATTCGGCGGCAAGGATGAAAGATCTCAGGATCTTATCCAGGGAATCACTTTAGCCGGCGTGTTCTTTGATGAAGTTGCCCTGATGCCGGAATCTTTTGTGAACCAGGCAACAGGCCGATGCTCTGTAAAAGGTTCAAAGTTCTGGTTTAACTGCAACCCGGATGGCCCGTATCACTGGTTTAAACAGAACTGGATAGATAAATCTACCGGATATCTGGGAAAAGAAGAAACTGCCCGGAGGATGCAGCAGGCGGCCGCGGAGGGGAAAGATCCCGGTCTGAAAGATATTCTGTATCTCCACTTCACTATGGACGATAACCTGTCCCTGGATGAAGAGATCAAAGCCAGATACAGGAGCATGTACGTTGGAGTATTCTTTAAACGTTATATCATGGGGCTTTGGGCGGCTGCAGAGGGAATCATCTACGACATGTTCGACGAGAACAAACATGTCCAGGATATCAGAGATTTCTATCAGCTGCTGATCAACGGGAACAGGTATGTTTCCTGCGATTATGGTACACAGAACGCAACGGTATTCCTGCTGTGGAATAAAGGAACCAACGGGAAATGGTACTGCATCCGGGAGTATTACTATTCTGGAAGAGACAAAGGTAAACAGAAAACAGATTCAGAATATGCAGACGACCTGAAAGAGTGGCTGGATGGAACCAAGATCAAAGCAATCATCGTGGATCCATCGGCCGCTTCTTTTATTGCAGAACTCCGGAAACGAGGATATAAGGTCCTGAAAGCCAACAATGACGTTCTGGATGGAATCCGGCTGGTTGGAATGCTTCTGAACCTGGAGAAGATTGTCTTTGCTTCTTCCTGTAAAGAAACCATAAAAGAATTTGCTTCTTACATCTGGGATGAGAAAGCCCTGGAAAGAGGAGAAGACAAACCGGTGAAACAATTCGATCATTGTTGTGACGCTGTGAGGTACCTATGCAGCACCATAATCGGCAGAAAAGCAGCACGTTTCCGAGAGATAAGGAGGTGAGAAAAATATACACATTTACAATACCAAGAGAAGATTTCGATGAGTTAAATCCAAACAAGCAGGTGATCCGTCAGCTGATCAGCAAACATATCAGCATGGTTGGACGACTGCAAAAGAATATGCGTTACTACGGCGGAGACCATGAGATTTTAAAAGAAAAAAGGAAAAACAAACTGGTATGCAATCATGCAAAAGATATCTCAGATGTGGCCAGTAGCTACTTTGTCGGAAACCCTGTAACTTATAAGTCAGAAGCAGATATCAAACCACTTACAGATGCTTTACAGATTGCAGAAGCTGATGAGACAGACGGAGACAATGGCTTGGATCTGTCTATTTATGGCATAACTTACGAATACATTTATGTAAAAGAAAATGAAAATTACTTAGTAACTAAGAATATATCTGCCGAAAATACTTTTATGGTAAAGGACGACAGCATAGAGGAAAATGAACTCTTTGCTGTCTATTATTATATCCGGAAAGATGATTCCGGAATGCGGCCAGATCATTACAGAGCTACGGTAGTAACCCCAAATTATAAATACGAGTTAGATATTGAAAACAGCAACATATACCAGCCAACCACAGAACAGGCAGTGCCACATTACCTTAGCGAAATTCCGATCATTGAGTATTTAAACAATAAACTGGCAATCGGAGATTTTGAACTACAGATACCTCTGATTGATGCGTACAACGCACTGATGAGCGATCGTATAACTGATAAAGAGCAGTTCATTGATGCAATTTTGGCTATTTACGGAACATTGCTGACGGATGAGGACGAATCAGATACTGAGGGTGAAGACGAAAGTATTCGAAAAGCAAAAGCACGTTTAAAAGAATATAAAATTCTAGAGATGCCCGATACGGCGAAGGCAGAGTATCTAACAAGGACATTTGATGAGAATGGAGTGGAGATCCTCAAGAAAGCCATTGAGCAGGATATCCATAAATTTTCGCACATTCCTTGCATGACAGACGAAAATTTTAGTGGAAATGTCAGCGGCGTGGCTATGGAATTCAAGCTTCTGGGTATGGAGAATATTACCAAAATTAAGACCAGATATTATCGTAAGGGCCTGAGAAAAAGAATGAGGATTTTCTGTAAATTCCTTGCAATGAAAGGCGTCAATATTGACATGATGGGAATTACAATGATATTCACCAGAGCTCTTCCTAAAAATCTTCTCGAGATCTCACAGATGGTATCCAATCTGAAAGGCGTTGTAAGCAGAAGAACACTTCTGGCACAGATTCCGTTCGTGGAAAATGTAGATGAAGAGCTTGCGGCTGTGAAAGAAGAAGCAGAAGAAGAATTAAAGCGGCAGCAGGAAGTCTTTGGCTTGAAGGACAATACCCCACCAGAACAGGATCCGGATGATAAGGAAAAGGTAGATGAGTAGGAAATACTGGGAGCAGAGATCTGCCTGGGATATGTATCGGTTCATGGAAGACGCAGAAGAAACAGCAGATCTTATTGCCAGGGTATACCGGAAAGCTTCCCTCCAGCTGGAATATGCCGCAAGAGATATCTTTGAAAGGTTCATGACAAAATATGGTCTGTCAGAAACAGAAGCCTGGCAGATCATAAATTCCATCCAGGATAAAAACTCCATTGATCAGCTGAAACAGGAACTCCAGAACAGGAAAAAGGACAGTGAGATTCTGAAACAGCTGGAAGCTCCGGCGTACCGTGCAAGAATGGAACGCCTGCAGGATCTTATGACACAGGTAGATGCAGTGATGCAGCAGGTGTACCAGCAGGAGAAACAGTTCGATACGAAGCTCCTTGAACAGCTGGGCGAAAAAGCTTATTACCGTTCCGTATATAACATGCAAAAAGAAACCGGTCTGGCATTCGGTTTTTCTCATGTAAGCAGGAAGCAGATCGACCAGGCTCTGCAGATGAAATGGTCCGGAAAACATTTTTCAGACCGTATCTGGCAGAACACACAGCAGCTTGCAGATTCCTTGAAGGATGAACTGCTGATCAGTCTCCTTACTGGCCGAACAGACCGGGAAACAGCAGAATCCATCCGTGCTCAGTGCGGAGGGGGAGCAAAGCAGGCCAGGCGATTGGTAAGAACAGAATCCTGTTACATGGCAGGAGAGCTGACTGCACAGAGCTATATTGACTGCGGCATCAAGAAATATCGCTATGTGGCAGTACTGGATCTTCGAACCAGTGAGATCTGTCGGAGACTGGATGGCATGGTATTCGAAGTAAAGGATCGCCAGGCCGGAAAGAACTATCCTCCTATGCACCCCTGGTGCCGTTCTACGACGATTTCTATTATCGACAAAGAAATCCTCAGAAACATGAAAAGAAGCGCCTACAACCCGGAAACAGGGCGTACAGAGATGGTTCCTGCGGATATGACCTATAAACAGTGGTATGAGAAATACGTCAAAGGAAATCCAAAAGCAGAAGCCCAGGAAAAGGCAGTCAAGAACGCTGCATCAGACAGGAAACAGTATGATCAGTACCGGGAACTCCTTGGAAAAGACATGCCGAAACATTTTGCAGACTTCCAGGAAATGAAGTATAATGAACCTGAGAAGTGGGAACTGCTCAGGACTTATGCTCGTTCGGTGAAGAACGGAATGATATCTCCACTGTCCGGTTTTAAGAATTATCAGAAGTTCTATGATGAAATCAATGAAAAAGTTGTTGGAGTCAAAACTTCTGAGGGAACCGAAGTAACCAGACAGAGCAAACACTTCATGGAGAGAGTGATCGGAACCATGAAAGATCCTAAAACTGGACGACCACGATCGGGAGTATCGGTGGAAGGAATAAAGGATGCGCTGGAGAAACCGGCGAAGGTATTTCCTGTGAGAACGGATCCTGGTGGAGAAAAAAGTCAGAAATATATGGGCAGAAACGGAACAGTTTCAGTAGATCCAGATACGGGAGTTCTGATTCAATGTAATCCAACAGATTCAGATTATGTGAGGAGAATAAGAAATGGAAATGCGAAGATTTGAACTGACGAATGAACAAATTGAATTTCTTAAAGAAATGTATCCTGACAATGAACTTGTTCAGAGAGTACTGAGTCATGAAAACAATGGAGTATTTGAAGTAGATGTGGATACCAAAATTGATTTTATGGAGTACATGGAAGATGAGTCGGTATATTGGATGAATCCACATCATGAGCCATCAGCAAAAACATATATGCTCGAATCAATAAGGGATGATATTTATTATCAGACCAACTGATACCACCAGTCAGAAATGGCAGGTGGTCTTTTTGTACTCATTTTAAGGAGAATGTGATGAAATTAATTGAATATGGGGAGAAGTCCTGTCAGGGTATGTTCCTGACCTCCCCAAAGAAACGGAAGACATGGCGAAAGGCTGTGTCTTATTTTTATTCGTAGGTAGGACGAAAAAATAAAAATACCTCTTGACGGTTACGCGTAACAATGATATATTAAATGTAACGCGTAACACAAGGAGGTGAGAATAATCGCGGATAATAGCAGAGCCGATTATATGAAAACCAGAAGGGAAAAGCAAAAAACCTTTAGTGTGACTGTTGACAAAGAAAAAATGCTAAAATTTGAAGAAAAATTATTAAAGCAAAAAAAGTCAAAGTCCGAATGGTTGAATGAGAAAATCGACGAAGAATTAAAAAAATAAGAAACACTCACCAACCTACCAAGTCAACTGAGTGTTTCTCCACAGAGGAAATCCCTCTATGAAATATATTATCACAGATGTGGATTTCCTGCAATTAAAAGATTGGAGGAAAAATCATGAATGAAGTTATGAATAACAAAGCAAACCAGACACCTATTGAAATTGCATTGGGCATTGATGAAAGGGGATATACTACAGCCAGAGCATTGTATGATTTCCTTGATATGCCGAAGCAGAATTTTGCAAGATGGGCGAAAAAGAATATCGAAGAAAATGAATATTTTGAGGAAACTGTTGACTGGTGGGGGTTCTTCACGATGAAGAACGGTAATGAATGCAAGGATTACCGCCTTACTACAGACTTTGCAAAGCACCTTTCGATGGAAAGTCATTCAGCTAAAGGAAAGATTGCACGCCAGTATTTCCTTAAAGTAGAAGAAAAACTGAAAGAAACAGTACATCGCCCAGTTCCAATGACCGTCCCGAAGCAGATCCAGCTTCTTGCAATGGGAAATGTAGAGCTTAACCAGAAAGTGGATAACCTCGATAAAAAGATTGAAGATCTGGAATACAATCTTCCAATCCTTGGCATTGAGATTGACCGGATTACAACAGCAGTAAAGAAGAAAGGCGTAGATTGCCTTGGTGGAAAGAACAGCGAGGCATATGCAGACAGATCTCTCCGTGGAAAAGTCTACAATGACATTTACCGAGAATTAAAGCGGCAGTTTGGAGTTTCTACATACAAAGCCATAAAAAGAAATCAGTGTGATATGGCGATTGAGATGATCACTGGTTATCAGCTTCCATATGTATTGGCAGATCAGGTGCAATTTAAAAATGCACAGGGAAATCTGTGGGGAGGTATCCGGGCATGAATCAGATGGCATATGATATCGAAAAAGAACTGAAGATTTCAAGAAAGCAGACAGTCGTATTTTTAAAAAATACATCGCTTGGAGATTTATATGAAGCATTTGAGCAGGCTCTGAACCGTAAATGCGATCCTTTTGCGGCATCTGTATTTTACAATCTCGGGAAAGTACATGGAATCCGTGAAGAAAGATCTAAAAGAAAAGAGAAACATATTTAATTAAAGTATAAGAGGGCGTTGGCACTTGGTCATGAATAATGAAGTGTTGACAGGCCCTCTTTTTATACCCATTTTTAAATAATTGCGCCGGCGCAACGGAGGGAGGTGAGGAGAATGAAAGTGAAATGTATCAAAAGGTACAGCGATACCTGCTTAAAAGAAATCGTTGAGAAGGGAACTGTTCTGGAAGTAACAGAAGACAGAGGGGCACATCTGATCAGTGAGGGTGTTGCAGAGATGGTAAGAGAAGCAAAGGCAGCAGCCAAAGGGAAGGAATAGGTGATCCAATTATCTCCCGATGAGACGCAGGGTGAAGCGTCTTATTTTTTATGCCTTTTTCCGCCAGGCGTTAAAGAAGCGGATTCCACAAACTGAATGGCCCGGGCGTGCGAACGAATAGGCTGGGCAGAAAGGAAAAGACATGAGAAACAAAGTATTCAAAGCAATGTGTAAAGTTCCGATGAACCTGCAGTTATTCGCAGAAGGCGGAGACGGTGCTGGGGCCGGTGAGGGCAATGGCGGCGGATCTGGCGAAGGTACAGGCGGTGAAGGTGGGGATAATCCTCCATCCTTTGATGACTTCCTGAAAACAGGCGGTAATCAGGCGGAGTTTGACAGACGTGTCCAGAAGGCAGTCAATACGGCAGTGACAAACGCACAGGAGAAGTGGCAGGCACTGACGGATGATAAGCTTTCCGAAGCTGAGAAGCTGGCCAAAATGACCAAGGAGGAAAAAGCACAGTACATGCAGAAGAAAAAAGAAAAGGAACTTTCCGACAGGGAGGCAGCAGTAACCAGAAGTGAGCTCATGGCAGAAGCCAAGAACACACTGTCAGATGAGGGACTTCCGGTGGAACTTGCAGAAGTACTGAATTATACAGATGCAGATGCCTGCAAGAAATCCATGGAAACTGTCAAGAGAGCATTCCAGACTGCAGTTGAGAAAGCAGTCGATGAGAAGCTGAAAGGAGGCAAGCCTCCGAAAAAAGCACCAGGAACAAATACACAGGAAGCCCTTGAAAAGCAGGTATACAATGCGATGATGGGGATTTTTTAAAGGAGAGTGAATAAACAATGGCAATCAATACTTTAGCAACAGCAACCTTATTTATGACACAGCTTGATAAGATCGCTATCCAGGAAGCAACCACTGGCTGGATGGATGCCAATGCCGGTCAGGTGATCTATAACGGTGGATCTGAAGTAAAGATCCCGAAAATGAGCGTTCAGGGAATGGGCGACTATGACCGTGAGGCTGGATACCAGCGCGGTTCCGTTACCCTGGAGTACGAGACCAGAAAAATGACACAGGACCGTGGCCGTCTCTTCCAGCTGGATCCGATGGATATCAACGAGGCAAACTTTATCCCGACTGCTGGTGCAGTTATGGGAGAGTTCCAGAGGACACAGGTAGTTCCAGAGATCGATGCGTACCGTATCAGCAAGCTGGCTACAGAAACACTCACTGCAGATAAAGCAGGAATGATCGGAGAATCTTATGTACCGGGAACTGCTTCTACATCTGCTCTGCGTAAGCTGAAAGAAGGGATCAAAGCGGTAAGAGAAAACTATAACGGAGCTCTTATCTGCCAGGCAACACCGGACTTTATTATGGAGCTGGAACTGGAACTTGCGGGCAAGATCACTGCAGTGACCTTCTCTAAAGGCGGAATTCAGACACAGGTTCCTTCTGTAGATGGTGTACCGCTGGTTTCCACACCTTCCAACCGTATGTACACAGTTATCAAGATCAATAACGGTAAAGATAGTGGTCAGGAAAAAGGCGGATATGAAAAAGGAACATCTGCAAAGAACCTGAACTTCTTCATCTGTCCTGTAACCACGCCGATCGCTGTCACAAAACAGGATATCATGCGTATCTTCGACCCGACAACAAACCAGAGACTGAACGCATGGCAGATGGATTACCGCCGTTTCCATGATATGTGGATTCTGGACAACAAACTGGATTCCGTCTACCTGAGCATGCAGGAGGCAAAAGCATGAGACTGATCCGTAAAAATGTGGAAAGAGAAGCTGATGGGACAACAGCAGAAAAGCTGATCAGCGATGGATTTACGCCAATGGGAGAAAAAAAGCCAGATACAGTACCAGAAGAGAAAGCCGGCAAGAATATTGAAGATATGACAGTCGAGGAGCTGAAAGCTCTTGCAAAGGAGAAAGGCCTGACTGGTGTATCTTCCCTTGCCAAGGCAGATCTGCTTGCTATTTTGAAAGGATGATCCTGTGGCGAAAAGTAAAGACATAGAAAGAGTTCAGGCCTTGACAGGAGAAAAAGATGAGGATCTCATAGAGATTCTTCTTGATGATGCAGAAGCTTTCGTACTGTCTTACACAAACCGGACACGATTAAAAACTGGACTTGAAAAAGCAGTCAGGGATCTTGCCGTGATCGCTTTGAACCGGATGGGAACGGAGGGGGAAAAGTCCAGAAGTGAGGGCGGAGAGAGTTACACTTTTGATGATGCGCCGAAGCAGATCTATGACACACTGAACCGGTATCGCCTGGCCAGAGTAGGAGGAAAGACTTATGAGGCTGAGAAGAAGCAGACTTGAGGGATTTTTCCATAAGAAAATGACGGTAAAGAAAGATAAGGAAGGCAGTACCAGCGAGGAATATGGTGCTGCCTCTTCCGTTACCGGAGAGATCTGGCCGGCATCCGGAAAAGTACAGGCTGAGCAGTACGGCCAGAGACTGAATTATATCCGGAATATCCAGATACAGGGAAGCTATAAGATCCAGACGGATGAAAAAGGCCGGCTGCATTATATCCTGGAAGATGGAACGGATATAGAGGAACGGGATGGGATTTGTTTATATGTGGCAGCAGATCAGTCACCGGATTATCGGATCATATCCATCAAACCATATCGTTTCCTGACCATGGAGGCAGAAAAGATATGAGTGTAAAGGGATTTGATGAGGTAGCAAAAGCATTGAAAGAGGTGTCCGAGTTGGACACCCGGCAGGCTGTAGAAGAAGCAATCCAGTTTGTGCGGTCGGCAGCGGTTGAGAATTGTCATGCAGATACCGAAGAACTCAGACACAGTATTTCTGCCGAGGTTACAGAACAGGAAAATACAGTTACCGGCACCTGCTGGACAAATAAAGCTTATGCACCATATCTGGAATTTGGAACCGGACCGAAAGGGCAGGAGAAACATGCTGGTATCTCTCCGGAAGTAACTCCGGTCTATACCCAGCAGCCATGGTGGATCCATGAAAGCCAGATAGACAGAAGAGTGGCTGAAAAGTACCGTTGGCCATATATAGACACGCCGGATGGAAGATTCTATAGATGCAGCGGAAATCCGGCCTATCCGTTCCTGTATCCGGCTATGAAGGATAACGAAGAACAGATCTTAAAGATGCTGGGCGGAAGCCTTGCGTCAGATTTGGAGGATATATGAAGAATGTAAAAGATCAGGTGTACGCGGCACTGTGCACGGTGTCCGAAAATGTTTCAGATGCTTATCCACGTTCTTGGGCGGAGGGCTCAACGATCCAGTATACCGAAGAACAGAACGATGTATACGAAGCCAGCTCCGATGCTGAAGGAATGAGAGAGGATAAAGCCCTTGTAAGATACCGGATCGATATCTGGAACAATCACAGCACTTCAGAAGCAGCTCTGCAGGTAGATGAAGCGATGAAAGTGACAGGCCTGAAACGGATCGCATGTGCAGATGTGCCGGATCCGTCAGGGATGAAGCATAAACAGATGCGCTACGAAGGAATCATTGATATGGATTCTGACAGCGTGTACTGGAGATAAGGAGGAATAGCGATGTTAGCAAATGGAGCAACATTAGGTTACAGAAAACACACAGCTGGAGAAAACTCTGCAGCTTACACAGATCTTCCAGGACTGAAAGAGATCCCGGAAGTCGGAGTGGAACTGGATAAGGAGGAAAACACCTGCCTTACAGATCCGCACAAGATGTACGAGGAAGGCATTGGAGACCTTCCGGATATGAAGTACAAATGGAAGTACGACAATAGCAAAGCTGGAAGCCCGTACAGGCTTATGAGAGATGCAGCAGACAAAAAAGAGATCTGGGATTTCCAGGAAAAAACAAAAGATGGAACAGTTACCGAGTTTACTGCACAGTTTTCCGTAAAACGTACAGGCGGTGGAGTAAATGGTGTGATCGAGTTTGAGGTGACCATGGCCGTACAGTCTGAGATCAAACAGACAGATCCGGCGTAAGGAGGAATAAAAGATGATGAATTTTGAAGGCATTCAGGATCTGGGCGGAGCCTCTGCCCAGAATGAGACACAGGCTCCGGAGGAAAAAGTAGTCAATCTGGAGGAACAGAAGAAAAAGAGACAGCCCTTTGCTTATTGGAATGTAGGCGGTAGGAGCTTCAAGATGAAACTGAAAGCTTCCGGAATCGGACGCCTGGAAAATAAGTACAGACAGAATCTCATGAATATGATCGATGATATTCCGCCGCTTTCCGTGATGCTGACGATCATCCAGGAAGCAATGTCACCGTGGGAGCATGGGATTGATTATCAGGATGTGCAGAAGCTGTATGACGCATGGATTGATGAAGGGAACAGTCAGCTGGAACTCTATCAGAAGATTTTGATCCCGCTCATGGTGGTATCGGGTTTTTTACCGGAGAAAACAGCGGCATCCCTTCTGGAGGAAATCGAGAACGCCTGATGTCAGAACAGCTCTCAGAGCTGTATCCGGTAGCTCTTGAGATGGGGATCCTAGCGGAAACATTCTGGAACCTTTCTGTAAATGAGATATTTGATACTTTGGCAAATATAAGAAAGCGGCTGCTAAGAGAAGAAAAGCAGCGGATCATGGATAATTTTATCCAGGCCCAGGCCATAGCAGTAGATATCTCAGCGTTATTTGCCAAAGATGGCAAGATAGCCCATCCCTGGGATTATTATCCGGAACTGTTTGAAAAAGAACAGAAGGCATACGAAGAAGCAGAGGAAGCCCGCCAGTGGGAAGAGTACATGGAAAAAAGAAGGGCGTACAACGCCGAATGGAACTATAGACATAATCATTAATTTGTTGAGAAAAAGAGAGGAGGTGAGACCATGGGAGATACACTTCATAAGATGCAGGTGATAATTGAAGCTACAACAGAACCATTGAAAAAAGGGATGGAAAACAGCCGGCGGGAAGTAAAGAAAAGCGTTGAAGAAATCCAGAAGGAAACTGAGAAAATAAAGAATCCGTTCAAGGGGATGGAAAGCAAGGCACTGCAGCCGGTAAGGAATACCCTGAATAAGATTAGGGAAATGCTCAGCAGGAATCCTGTGAAAAATTTCCAGATCAAGGCAGGCATCAAAGTTCCAACGGAAGAGTATCAGCAACTGAACTCCACAATTCAAAAAACACAGACTCAGCTCAATAAATACTATGAACGCCGGGATAAGATGAGTGATCTTGGAGTAGATCAGGAAAGCATGAGCTGGAGAAGCCTGGCATATGACATTGAGGGCGCTGAACGTAAATTGAGAATGTATGAAACTGACAAAAAACATATGGAATCCTCAAATACAGATGTAACGCGGCCGGTATCTCTTCCGAAACAGGCATTGAACTTTGGAACAGGAATTTTCAAAGGAATAGGAGCAACTGTTTCGAAGGGGTGGGGAGGCTTTACAAAGCTTCTTGGAGGTGTTGGAAACGTTGCATCTTCCTTCACCGGTGTGATCCGGAAATGCTCCGGTGCTTATGCTGCACTGATCCAGAAGTTCACATCCGGAATCCCGTTTCTTAACAGGACAAAATCTTCGTTCAATGGTCTGGGAACATCCGGACGAGGCTTGACAGGTATACTGAAGACGATCGGAATGACTGCAAAATTTATGTTTGCAAGTTTTGTGATCCGTGGAGCTGTAGATGGCGCAAAGCAGGGATTTCAGAACCTTGCACAGTACAGTGGAGAAACAAACAGAAGTCTTTCTCTGCTGATGTCTTCTCTGACACAGCTCAAAAATTCACTGGCCACAGCCTTTGCGCCAATCCTGAATGTTGTAGCGCCAATTCTGAACAGTTTCATTCAAACGGTTATCAACGTGGTAAATTCCATAGGCCAGCTGATGGGAGCCCTCACAGGCAAAACCGCCATGGTCACGGCCAAGAAAGTCAATCAGGATTATGCTGCAAGTCTTAACAGTACCTCAACGGGTCTGAAGAATAATGCAAAGAACGCGGATACGGCATCAAAAGCGGCAAAACAATATCAGCGCACTCTTCTGGGATTCGACCAGATCAACAAGCTGAACGATGATTCAGACAGCTCCGGATCAGGAGGAACAGGAAGTGGAACGGATACATCACCGCTTGGTGGCGTTAATGATATGTTCCAGACAACAGCCATCAAGAGCCGTTTCAAAGATCTCGCAAAACTGATTAAAGATTCCTGGAAGTCCGGCGATTTTACAGAACTTGGCACCATGGTCGGCAATAAGCTCAACGAAGCACTGGAACGTATTCCGTGGGGTAAAATCCAGAATACCTGTAACAAGATTGCAAAAAGCATTGCCACTTTTCTGAATGGCTTTATTGAAGCTGCGGATTGGAAATTAGTTGGTAATACATTCTCTAAGGGACTGAACACAGCCTTTGGATTTGCAGATACCTTTGCAAAGAATTTCCACTGGAACAGTCTTGGGAAAGCTATCGGAGATGGAATCAATGGTGCTCTTGAAGGCCTTGACTGGAACCTGATCAAAGGAACCGTACATGATACCGTCTTTGGTCTGGTAAGCACACTGAATACAGCGATTGCGACAACCAATTGGAGTGTAGTTGGAAAAACAGTTGGAGAGTGCTTTAACACACGACTGGAAGCACTTTATACTACAGTTCATAACTTTAACTGGAGAGGCTTGGGCACTGCACTGGCTGATCTTGTAACCAACACGGTCAAAACCATTGATACAGGAAAAATAGGACAGACCTTATCCGATGGGATAAAAGGCTTTTTTGATTTTGCAATCTCAGCGATTGAACACATGGATTGGTGGTCCATGGGGGACACCATCTATAACAAAGCAAAAGATCTGATGGTAAACATTGACTGGAGCGGAATTGCTGACAGAGTTTTTGAAACGATTGGAGCTGCATTTGGAGGTTTTGCCGCATTTATTGGCGGTATCTTTAAAAATGCAGTTGCAGATGCAAGGAAGTATATTATAAAGCATTTCACAGAAGCTGGAAAATTCACCTGGGAAGGCTTTAAAAATGGTGTTGTGCAGTCATTTAAAGATATAGGAACCTGGATCAAGGCACACATTTTTAAACCATTCATAAACGGATTCAAAAAAGCTTTCGGAATCCATTCACCATCAACAGTCATGCGTACGCAGGGCGGATATGTTATATCTGGCCTGTTCAATGGTATGAAAGCAGGATTGCCAGCTGTACTGTCTTGGATTGCTAAACTCCCAGGGCAGACAAAAGAGAGACTTGGAAATGCCAAAACATGGCTACGTGGGAAAGGAAATGCTGCGATCATCGGTCTGAAAAATGGCTGGGAAGCTGTAAGGGAATCAACATTCCTGAGCAGAGTAAAGAAAATCGGTTCTCAATCTTTCAACGCTATCGGAGATATCAAAAGCAAAGTAACGCCGAAAGGCAGGGATATCATAAGCGGAATGAGAACCGGCCTGAATAATAACTGGAGCTCTCTGTCTGGAATATTAAGTAATATACCAGGCAAGGTGGCAAACGCAATTCCAAGCTTATACACAGTTGGCCAGAATGTTATTCAGACTTTTGCAAATGGATTTTCAAGCATCCATATCCCTATGCCACATATCGGCTGGGATTGGGAAGGTGGATCTATAAAAATCGGTAACTTCAAATTTTTATTGCCACGTTTCAATCTGAGCTGGTACGCAAATGGTGGATTCCCTGGTATGGGAGAAATGTTCGTGGCAAGAGAGTCCGGACCGGAGCTTGTCGGAAGAATGGGAAAACGTTCTGCGGTGGCAAACAATAATCAGATCATTGCCGGAATCCGGGCAGGTGTATTTGAAGCAGTTGTGAATGCTTTTGAAAGCATGCAGGGCAGAAATGATCGTGGACAGGAACTCCACATCTATCTGGAAGGCGATGCAAAGAAATTGTTTAAGGTGATCCGCCAGGAAGGAAACAACTATCAGAAACAGACCGGAAATCCGGTATTTGGATAAGGAGGCGGTAAAGTGACAGATGATATCATTATTGACGGAGTTACGATGCCGACTCCGGCCCTCGGGGGCTTGACCATTAAAAAAGAAAAAGTGTGGTCAAATAATACAGGGCGTGCTGCAAACGCAGAAATGATTGGTGATGTGATTGCTATCAAGTATACACTTGAGTGTACATGGACGATGCTTAGTAGGGCTGATGTCGCAAAAATTGATGCGGCAATAAGTCCTGCTTTTTTTAGTGTAACATTTACAGATCCTGGAACAAACACAAGAACAACGAAAAAATTCTATTCAAATACACCATCTTATCCCGTATATAGTTATGTTAATGGCGTGAAAACATATAAGGGAGTAGGAGCAACACTAATTCAGAAATAGGAGGAAACAAATATGTTAAAAGGTACAAAATCAATGAATCTCAGTTACAGCTCCATCATCGATGGAAAAAGTGTGGTATACATGTCTGCACAGGTTCCGGAAACCGGAAAGAGCAACTGCACAAAGACCATTCAGGACCAGGAGATGTATGAGGCGAACAAAGCAGAATGTAGAAAAGACATGGCTGCATTTGACGAGCTCCTGTGGAAACTGGAGGATCAGGGGACGGTAGACACTGCAAAAGATACTGATACGGAGGAATAGGGAGCATGAAGATGAAGAACAGTGAGATTGTAGCATTCCTTAACACCTGTGCAGGCTTAAGAGAGAAACATTTGCCAGTTCGTCTGGCGTATGCGATCAAGAAGAACATGGCAGCAGTCCAGGAAGCGGCAACTGCATACATGGAAGAAAGAGAAGAGCTTATAGCCAGATATGCGAAAAAGGACAAAAAGGGAGAATATCTTGTCAAGGATAATTGCTATGTGTTCGAAAACAAAGATGAGTTTGAGAAGGATATGAGTGAACTTTTAGCGATTGAAACTGCAGTGAAAATCCACACGGTATCAATTGATGTAGTCGAAAAATGTGATGACGATCCAAAGTACGATCCACTGACTATGGAAGAACTGGATGTCATTGAGTTTATGATTACAGAGTAAGGAGGCTAGAGTAAGGAGGCGGTTTTGTGTATCAGTCAACAGCAGAATTCGGAAACCTGGTACAGCAGGATTCCCGAACATTTAAGTGTCTGCTTACTTATGACAAGGTATCGATCACAAAGGTTAAGAGCATCAAGCTCACCGGAGGATCTGAGGCAGAAGATGATTTTTCCCTGGGATCAACGATGTCGCAGTATATCGAGGTGACGATTCCGGATGGCAACCTCCTGATCGAGGGAAAAGAGATCCTCCTGCAGATCGGGATAGACGTGAACGGTCTGACAGAATACATCCCGATGGGATACTTTACCGTAGGGAAGCCAAAGAAAGCGGACGATCAGATCACATTCACAGCTTACGACCGTATGATGAACACAGAGCGAACATTTTCCATGGATGGCACAACCACAAATACAGTGGCAGTACTAAAGATGATTGCGGATATCACAGGTGTTCCTGTAGTGACAACCGGATTAACGGCGATATCCATGAAAGTGCCGAAAGGATATAGTTGCAGGGAAGTCCTTTCTTATGTGGCGCAGCTTCATGGCGCGTTTGCTGTTTGTAACCGTAGAGGTCAGATCGAGCTGCATACCTATGTGGATTCAGATTATAAGGTAAAGACGAGCCGGTACTGGGGAAATTTTGAACATAATGATTATGCTTTTGATGTTTCAAAATTTGTATGTTTTACGGGACAAGATAAAAATGGAAAAAGCATATCAATCTTTTCAGGATCCGGAGCAAGGTCCGTGTCTTTTTCCAATCCGTTCATGACACAAACAGTCCTCAATAATATCCTAGCATCTTTCAAAAATTTCTCCTATATGCCAGGTGCATTGAAAATGATGGGAGATCCCTGCCTGGATCCCTGGGATATCCTGACGGTAGCAGATCTGTCTGGAAACACATATAAGGTTCCTATCATGAAGTTGGAATGGGAATTCGATGGCGGTCTGACGTATTCTGTTGAAGCGGTCGGCCTGTCAGAAGAGGAAACGAACGCAGACTATAAGGGACCTCAGACAAAAGAAATGGAACGGTATTACGCACAGCTGGTCATGATCGACCAGGCGATGATCAACAAGCTGGATGTGGATACTGCAAACATTACATATGCTACTATAAAAAACCTGAATGTAGTAGAAGAGAATGTGCAAAAGATAAATGGAGAGGTTGGTAACTTCAAGGAACTGACCGCTGCGAATTTTAAAGCAGCTAACGCGCAGATCGATATCCTGAATGGAAATTACGCAAATATCAAAGTACTTTTGTCCGGAGGGGCAGGAATCGGAGATCTGCAGAACATCCACCTGACGTCTCAGAACGCAGTCATTGACTCAGCATTGATCCGATCAGCCGTGATGCAGACGGTATCCGTAGCAGATCTTCTTGCCGGTACGATCAGCACAAACAAATTCCTGATAGCTTCCGACGACGGAGGTATCCGTATCCAGGGAGCAACGCAGCAGTGGTCTGACGAAGATGGTACAGTCCGGATGCAGGCCGGACGGGATGCGAAAGGAGACTTCACATTCTCTCTGTTCGACAAGACAGGGAAAGGCATCCTGATCGATGCAACAGGTGTTAAGCCTGGTGCGATAGCAGATGGCCTGATCGTCAACAAGATGGTTTCCGACAACGCCGCCATAGCCGGTTCCAAGCTGGATATCCCGTCTGTGGTGTCAGCCATCAACGACAGCTCACAGAGCATCAAGAGCAGCCGGATCTGGTTCGATGATCAGAATCAGTCTCTGAACCAGACGTACAGTCAGCTGAATGAGAACGTGTCAGAAATCCGTTCAACAGCCTCATCAGCGGCAAGTAAAGCGGACGCGGCAAATGAGACAGCAGGAGCAGCATCAAAGACTGCACAACAGGCGTTGTCAGTGTTATCTGGAATCTCTACGCTAGATGCGATCGGAGCCGCACTTGATAACGATGCACATGTAGTGCATACGAATACAGATGGTTCAGGCGGGGACTATAGCGACTGCTTCTCAAAAATGACGGTATATCTCGGAGATACGGATGTATCTGATGACAGCATATTCACGGTAACTGTATCTGCGGGAATAACCGGACACTGGGATGATACAAGCAGGACATACTATGTCACAGCTATGAGTGCCGACAACGGGTACGTTGACATTGACGCGTTGTATGGCACAGGAGACCGATATCTGACTACACGAAAGGGATTAAGATTTACGACCAGATCCGGGAAATATATCCTCGTACAGTCTGGCGGAGCACATATCCGGAAGCGTTTCAGCATCAGCAAGGCGAAGGATGGAAAAATCGGTCTGTCTTATGATCTACATAGCTCCACACTGGCAGTTCGGAAGCAGAAAAATGGAAAGACACTGATACCGGCATCTATCACTTTCTCGGCAACACAGAACGACAATGGCTTGGTCAGAAGCTATTCCGGAAGATACAGCATCCAGGAGACAGAAGATGGGACAACCTACACGCTCAAATATGTTTCAACGGCTGATGAGATTCAGAAGATATATACGCCCTCAAACGTGAACGTAAAAGCAGTCAGATGCACTCTTTTATCTGCAGGAGGGGTGTCCGAATTGGACACACAGACAGTGATCATCCTTGCAGATGCGGAAGGCCTGTCTGACGACATCAAGAAAGCACAGGACACAGCAGATGCAGCGAAAGAAGCTATAGTGACAACGAACCAGAACGTAGCAAACATCGAATCCGGGATGGATGGATTCTGGGCAGAGCTTAAGCAGACCACTACAGATCTCCATGGATTGACGGACAACACCTTGTTATACAATGTGAAATATCAGGATAACGGGAATGACACTACCACTCTGAGTGCAGTGCTGTACAAAAACGGAAATGATGTGACAAAGTTATATCCGGCTCGTTGGTATACCTGGAACAGAAAGACTGAATCAGGGCAATCTTATCTGGGTTACGGATACAGCATAACCGTAAAGAATTCGGATTATGAATTTGGCGGAGTCACTATAGGAAGCTTTACTACATATGACACAATGAATCTTACAACCCGATCAGGAAATCAGTTGACAACCCGATCCGGCAACCATTTAACAGTATGGAGGGAAAATTAATGGCAGATCAGAACATAACAGCGTTACCGGTATCAACTACACCGGAAACTTCAGACCAGCTTTTGCTCGTAGGAGCGACCGAAGAGAAGCTGATAGACTACGATAAGCTTGCAGATGCGATACTCAATAAATTGACATCGAAAAAATTCAGCCTGGATCAGGGAACTATGCCCTTGATAAGTGCTCTTAATCAATTAAATAGTAACCGGCTCAGATTTGCTCAAATCAATCATCCTAGTGATAGTGATGCACTGAAAAAACTTGATATGCCGTCTCTTATTTTTAATCAAGGGCAGGCATTACCATATTTATTTGTTTTTACAGATAACCGGGGAGATACCGACTTAACGGGTGGCATCTCTGTTGTCTACGGATTTATGTATAAAAATGATGATTACGGAGTACAAATTGCCGTACATTATGGCGGAGTTATTCGCAAACGCAACAAGAATAACAATATCTGGAGTAAATGGACTATAATACACAACTAACAAAATAGTAACCGGCTGACCGGTCTGGCAATAAAAACTAACGAAACAGCAATTTTGCCTATTCATGTATATTCTTCCGCATTAATACTGGGCACTGTAAATTCAAATGTATTTGGATTCTATCTCGTATCAAGAGGAGAGACAGAAAGCATATATATTACACCTTTAACAAAAAATTCAAAATCAGATGATTTCATAATTACACCGATTGATGCGTATAAAGTGTCTATCCAAACCAAGATAAATACTGAAATGAAAGTTATTTATTAAAATAGTAACCCCTTTCTGAGGTACGAAAAGACATTTGGCGATTCGCTTACTATCAAAAATGTACGCGCCGCCACTCATGGGCTGATCATAATCGAGAAATCAATGATTGTATTTTATCTCGGAGGTTCTGTCAGCATCGGATATACTGTGACTACATCAGCTCTTCCAGAGGGCATCACTGTCAACAACTCAGATAGAACCGTGACAATAAAATCGACAAAAACTCAGATGATCACATGCTTTTATGCTTTTTTATAATTGCAGTTTTCTTCTATAAAATAGTAAGGCATCCAGATTTGACGGAAATATTAAGAAAGTAGGATTCCGTTCAGGCCAAAGAGCATTGAATAATATTTATCTTGATTTTTACGATTCAAATAATTCAAGAACAAGTTTGGCATTTACTACAGATGGAGAAAATGCAATTAAGTTCCTTGTTAACGATGAGGAAAAATGGAAGGTTGTCGTAAAATAATTTTCCTCTTCCCATTTTGTGTAAAACAGCCTCTCCGATTATTCTCTTGTCTTCCCTCCTGTCTTTGCACATTTTCATACATCACAAAAAAGCTGCCATTTCTGCCAGCTTCAAAAAATCATATTTTTTAGAACAATTCAGGCTATGTATCGTCTGAACGATGCCCGGACATTTTCTTCACTGACAGTAACGTACATCATTGTCGTATCTGGCTTCTGGTGCCCCGCATACATCTGGATTTCCTGTAGTGGGATTCCTCTGTTTCCAGCATCCGTGAGCAAGGTTCTGCGAAACTTGTGCGGATGAGCATGAATCTCTGTCTTTTGCCCCAGAGTGCGGAGCATGGACTGAATAGCCTGCTTTCCCAGCCGTGTGTGCGGACGTTTGTTCGATACGAACAATGCCGGATTCGTATCATCCCTGGACAAAAGATACTTGTGCAGGTGATATGCACAGTCATCTGTCAGGTATACTCTTCTCTCTTTCTTTCCTTTTTCGCCATATATGATCACCTCTTTGTTTCCCCAATCTATGTCTTTTCGGTTGAGCCGCACTACTTCACCGATTCTGGCTGCCGTACTGTACAGAAATGCCATGATCGCAATATCTCTCTGGCACTCTGCGTTACACCGCAGATGCTCCATTTCAGCCTGTGTGAAAGGCTTTTTGATTGTCCGCGGTACTTTTATTTTTCGCAATCGCCGCATAGGATTCCGGCTGATATAGCCCTCATCCGATATCCAGGCGAAGAAGCTGCTTAGATACCGTCTGATTGTATCCATGTAGCTCATTGAAATATTCCGTTGTTCTTGATACATTGCCAGATAATAGCGAATGTCATTTGTATTGATGTCCTGCAGCCGCTTATTCAGCGCGGTGACCAACTTTGTCACACAGTCATTGTAACGCTCAAGAGTTCCCTGACTGCAGTTCTCAATTCGTTTCGATGCAATGAATGTCCGAAGTATCTTCTGCCAGTGAATTTCCGAAGTAACCAGCTGCGTACACTCTTCCCTAACCTCAACTCCATGAAATTCTATCGCCAGAACGTTCTCCAGATGTTGTAGTTGTTCGTTTGTGAGTATATCCTGCATCCTCTCCACTATTCTCGATTGTATCATTTCGATTTTTGTCAAAAAAATGCACCTCCTATGACTTTATTTTACCTTTATTTTGCCATAAGAAGTGCGCTGTTCACAAACCAATTAAATGGGAAGACTAAGAATCAGCATTGTACTTTTTCCAGTTTCCCCATATTTTGTACCAACATGTTCGCGCTTTTATATAGCTACTGTTTTTTGGTATTAAAAATTGTGTAAACAATCCCCAATCATTATTAAAAATTTTAAAGCATAGTAAAACAGCCTCGTCCTCTCCGTCAACGGGATACTTACCAACAACACGGTACGCACCTGGTTCCGCACTATCGGCATTGGTTCTCAATTCACCTTTCGGCAAAAATGCATTACTATTTTATTGAGCTGAGAAATATTTCCAAGCGCTCCAAGAATCAGCTTTTTTCATCCTTATTGCTATTTTTTCACAGCCGAACGAAAAAGCCAATTGTGCGGTATATGTTTTACTACCAGGGTTATGTTGTATAACGCAACACCCATTGCCGTCCAATTCAGGAAGCCCTTTAGGATTTATATCCGTATTTAAAATAAATGCAGCTGGTGGATTATCTAAGTCAGATACTTGTTTTTCATAGATCGAAAACCGGTTACTATTTAATATCACAGAAAGGAGGTGAGAAAAAACGAGATTTCAAAAAGAGATAAACATTTTTGCCAAAGATGCCACACTGAAGCGCTTCCAGGCAAATGAGACAAATTTTTCTGTTGTCAAAGGCAAGATAGAGGCCTTGATCAGCGAGAGTGAAATCCTCGAATTGCAGAACAGCAAGGTTACTATGTATAGCAAACTTGCGAATATAAAGCTTACTGTAGATGGACTGGAGCAGACTTATACAGATATATCATCGAAATATGATTCCGTAACCGGAAAGTATACGGACCTTGATGCCAAAGTTGCTGAGTATAAGTCAACTGTAGACGGATTCTCCTCAAATTTATCTCAGGTCAAATCAAATCTGAAGGATAACTATAGTACGACTACGACCATGAATACCGCGATACAGGGAAAAATAGATGAACTTTCACTGTCTGTATCTAATACATACGCCACAAGAGATGCGGTAGGAGCACTTGAGACATGGAAAAGAGAAGCGTCTCAGAAGATCACTGACAGCGCTATCGTATCAACAGTCACATCGAGTGCATCCTGGGCCAGTAAAGCAGATAAAGCATCATTGATCAGCCAGATCAATCAGTCTGCGGAACAGATCAAGATCCGTGCAAGCATCATAGACCTGCAGGGCAACATCAGTATCACGGATATATCTAACGACGCTATGGATACTATCAAAAACTATAGTATCACAGCATTGTCAGATGCAAAAAAACATGCGGATGACTGTGATGTACTGGTTCTCAAAGACTCACAGGACTATACACGGACGTATACATTGTCGGAAATCGGAAAACTGGAAGCATCCGGAGGAAATCTCGTCAAAGGATACCGATTCTCTGATGATAACATTAAAGCATTCTGGAACACGGCCGGGACAATCAAGACAGGACAGAATGATCCGGATGGCGGGAAAAACGCAGTGGCTATCGTTGCGGACGCAGCGAATTGCTATTTGGCTTCAAAAAGAAACGAAAACACGATAATCAACGCCACAGGCCGATATACAGTGACCTTCTGGGCCAAGGCATCAAAAGCGCAGACAGTGACATTCTCCTTTAACAAGGCCAGCGAAAGCATCGGTCTGACAACATCCTGGAAGAAGTTTTCTTTCATAAAAGATATCACGAGCATCGCAGCATCCGGAAGCTTGATTATATTCGGAGGAAGCAACTCGATCAGCACCGGCGATGGAACTATCTACATTTACCGGCCAGACGTGCGACACGGATACTCTTCCGAGGATATATTCAATTTGTTAACTAACAACGGGAACATCAAGGGAATGTACATGACCGGCGGAAACCTGTATTGGAATGGAACTTACATCAAGTCCAAGTCTATAACCACAGCTGCACTTGCGGCCGATAGTGTAACCGCGGAAAAAATTAAAGTAGATGATCTGTACTCTTTGAAAGCGAGCATAGCCGGATTCAAGATCTCAGCAGATACAATATCACATCAGAGTACTACAAAACCTGAAAGTGGCATCGGACAGACTTATTACGACACATATTTCTCGTCTCGGGACAAACGTCTTACTTTTCGAAAGGGCCCTGGAACATCTGACTATATGACGTTTAGCATAAAAGGTCTTAGGACTAGTAGCTGGAAATGCTTAGATCTGATATCGGATGCGGATGTAGAGAGTGGTGATTTTTCCAGCGGAAATCATCATTCCCTAGGATATACAAACATATACGGAATTTTGTATGTGGCAGCTGGACTCAAGGTTGCCGGAACTAAACAGGCGGTCAGAGAAACGGAAAACTACGGAGAAAAAGGCGTCTATTGCTACGAAACCCCGACACCGTACTTTGGAGATATCGGATCAGGAGAGATAGCCGCAGATGGAAAGTGTTACGTCGATATCGAAGACATTCTTAAAGAGATGATCAACACAGAAATGCAGTACTATGTTTTTTTACAGAAGCGCGGAGAAGGAGATCTGTATGTTTCAGAATGCTCCCCGGATTACTTCATAGTCACCGGCACACCAGGCCTCAAGTTCTTCTGGGAGCTGAAAGCAAAACAGAAAGGATATGAGTATAACCGATATGAAGGCGAGGACAGAGTAGTAGGATTTAAGAAAATAGCATATGACGATGAGTATATAGTAGAAACAGAAAAACTCATCGAAGAAAGAGAGGAAATATGAAAGTATTAACAAGTTTTATAGCACTGAACACTGGAGAAGGAGAAAGAATCTCGTTCACGTATTCAGAGGTTGGAGAAGACGGAACAATCATCAGCCAGAATAACAAGAAAAACTTCCTCGTACTTAATAAAGATCTGAAAAATCATATCAGCGAAATTAAAAAGTACATCGAAGATACACACCTCACAGAGTAGGAGAAACCAAATATGAGAATCAGAGCAGAGCCGAAAGGCTCTTATTTTTATACTTAAAATTGCGCCGGCGCAACAGCCGGAGAAAGGAAAATACATGGAAACAATCCTGTCATCCTGTATCAGCGCTGCGGTAACTCTTATCGTATGCCTGATCAGTAACCATAGCCAGTCAGAAAAGACCAGGGCCCTTATGGAGTACAAACTGGAAGAACTGACAAAGAGGGTGGATAAACATAACAATACTATTGAACGCACATATGATCTGGAACGCCGGATGGATGTCCAGGAGGAACAGATCAAAGTAGCAAATCATAGAATAGAAGATCTGGAAAGAAAAGGAGAATGAACATGAATGTAAATGTAA